ATCATCCTTGCTGTATTTTTTGAATGTGGACTCCTAGAATCCTTGCTGAATTTTAGAAAAAAGGTTGGCACGGTTCATGCTGTAACAGATAAAAAATTCTTCAAAAAAATCCTTGCCAAACTTTTATGACATGAATACCTTGATCTCGTTACAAATGGCTACAATCAACCAACGTCCAACAGGCAGCTTCCAAGTTTCCGTCATGCTGAGAGGCAAGCGGTTTCGCAAGGACTTCCGCACCAAGCAGGAAGCTGAAATTTTTCTAGCGGAACTAAACCTCAACCGTTTGCGTGGCGTGGTGGCTCACCCGACTGCGGCTGCTGCTGCTCGTCCTCGCCTGTGGCGTGAGCTTCAGTCCGAAGTTATGAAGCGGTGCTGGCAGGGAACTAAGGGGGAAAACACTGCTCGCATCAACAGCAACTCCGTGGTGACGTTTTTTGGCTCTGAGGCTGAATACGCTTTGATCGAAGAATCCGATGTGGACGCTTTTGTGGAGCATCTTCGTTCTTCTGGTAAAACCCCTGCAACTACTAACCGTCATTTGTCTGCCCTCTCCAAGATGCTCAGCTATGCCAAGCAACGTGGATGGCTTGACAAGTCTTTGGTGATCTCACGAGAGGAGGAGAAGAACAATCGCTTGCGATGGCTCACAGATAACGAGGAGGAGATTCTGCTTCTAGAAACCAACGCAATGCCTAACAAGAAAATCTACGCTGATTTGTGGGCTTTCCTGATTGACACTGGTGCTCGTGTAGGAGAGGCACTGAAACTTAGCTGGAAGGATGTTGATTTTGGAAATCGCAAGGTGACATTTCGGGATACCAAGAACGGTGATGACCGGACACTTCCGATGACCAAACGAGTGTTTGAAATCCTTGACTACAATAAAAGGACACGACTTGGCCCTCCGTTCAGGGTGTCTCAGCCGAGCGTTAATTATGTGTGGCAGCTAGTCAAAGCACGTATGGGGCTGCTCTCCGACCCTGAGTTTGTTCCTCACGCTTTGAGACACACTTGTGCTTCTAGACTTGTCCAGCGAAATATTCCATTGTTCACTGTAATGAAATTCCTAGGACACAAATCTTTTCAAATAACGCAAAGATATGCTCATCTTGCTGCATCCAATCTCTCTGAAGCTGTTGAGGCTTTGGAACAACCCACAAACCAAAATGTATAACAAACCACCTGAAAACGATACCACTGTGACGGTTATTGCCGTTATCCTCACTACCTTGCTATCCATGCTCATGCGTCTAGGAACGGTGTTCCTTGGCACTATTGTTGCTGTCTGGACACTACGATGGATGGGGGTGACGGTATGAGTATTTTGTGGTGCGAGAAGCAGACCGAAGACACGCTTCAGCTTTTGAAGTCAAGGAATTTCCTTCTGTCTTTTGAAAACAAACAACTCCGTGACCGTGTTTCTTCTTTGGAACGCTACGTCAAAGAGTTAGAAATGAGGCTTGATAAAAAAGACGAGACATGATCACAACAGAGTCACGTTTCAGTTGCGAAGAAATCCCTCCTTCATCGACGTATAAAGTCTGCTTTCACCGTTCAACTGGAAAACTTGACGGATATTTCACACGTATCCATACTTCACAACTTCATCTTGTTTTAAAAATGCTGCCGCAACTTTGGGTTGCTGTCGTTTACGGAGAAGATGGATTTCCCCACTTTAGCACAACAGTTTAGCCGAACGGAATCGGACACAAGGGTAGCTTGGGGGCTGCTCGTCCGTAAACCGTGAAGCAAAAAAGAGCCAGCAGAGATTAAGAAAAACTTAACCAACTAAAAAAATGGGAGAGGTTTGCGCCCTTTTTCTCTGCTGGTTCGCCCTTTAGTAAAACCCACAAAATGAATAAATACCTAGTCTGTTACGGAAACGAAGTCGTTGAGCTTGCTGCCAGCGGCTTGAATAGAAGAAAAGCTATCGAAAAGGTTCAGGAGATAGCCAAACTTACTGGAGTTTCTAATGCTCGTGTTCGTTTGGAAGACCCACTTCACCCGACTTGGCCCCTTAACTTTGACCTACGAGAAAAAGAAGATGAGCAATCAAACGTCAGCAATTAGGCCCAGTTGGGATATGTGGTTCATGGGATTAGCGGCTGTAATCGCCGCACGTAGCGAAGACCCACACCAAAAGGTAGGGTGCATAGCCATACGTTCCGATAACAGCGTGGTAGGGATGGGATACAACGGTGTTCCATCGGGCATAGAGATTGATTGGTCAGGTCGAGACGAAAGGCGACCACTGGTTATCCATGCTGAAGCCAACGCTTTGCGCTACGCTAAGCCTGATGAGGTAATGTGCCTTTACGTCACCCTTCCTCCATGCCCATCCTGCCTGACTCTTATAGCTTCTTATCGTATCCCTGTAGTCAGGACTATGTGCGCTTTGGAACAGATGGATAAAATGCTTGTGTCTATGGAGATAGCACAGAAATTGGGCATCCAACTCAGCACCTCAGTTCCTAGTGGATCAACAAGCTTTAATTGAAAGGCAGCAAGTCGAAGATGGACGCCAACGCTTCTGGAAGAAAATCCGGAATTACGTAAAACTAGGAGAAACAAGCAAAGCTAAGTGGGGGGTTGATATGCTCAACCAAGCTGTCCCTATTTACGCCAGAGCTTTGAATGCTTGGGTCAGTGATAAGCGAGTTAAGAAAGCGTCGAACTATTCGTTATTTGTTGCAGTAGCGGATTTGTTGCCTGAGAACACATTGGCTTTCTTAGGGGCTAAAGAGATCATCAACGGAGTTAGCCAAGGTGAGGCGTTTACTTCCCTTGCCGTAAGCGTAGCTAACTCTATTGAATTGGAGATACTGTGCCGTAAGTCCAAGAAACAGATTGGCTCCGTGGAGTGGCGAAAGATAAGCAAGGCAATCCAAGACAACAACTTTTCCGATAAGCACAAAGACGAAGAGTTTCGTAAGTTTGTTTACCGCTCAGGTATGGAACCTATCTTGCCTCTTAAATCCAAGGTTCAGATTGGAACGGTGATGCTTCACCTTTTCAAAGGTAGCACAGGAATTGTGGACTTTATCAATCTCCGCTCCGGAAATAACAAAATGAAAACCTTTGTTACCCTGTCAGATGAGGCTCGCTACTGGGTTGAAGCGCACACCGGACACTTTGAGATTCTCAGGCCAGTTCGTTACCCCATGATTCAGACTCCGGAACCTTGGCTTCCGCAAACGCTGTTCTCCGGTGGATACAATGACGAAAAAATTAAGCTGCCCTTGTTAAAGTCACACAACAAAATACACAAGAAGCTTGCTTTGGAAACCGAGATGCCTGTGGTTATTGAGGCTGTTAACGCCATGCAAAGCGTTCCTTGGAGGGTGAACAAAGAGGTGCTCAGTGTTGTGGAGACTTACTTTTCCGAGAAGCGTTCCCTTAACGACATCCTTCCGTTCCACGGATTGCAGGACTTACCGCAAAAGCCTTATGATATTGAGTCCAACGAACTAAGCCGAAGGGAATGGAGACGGAAGGCTCAGGCTGTCTACCAGCAGAACTACAAGAACAAGTCCAAGTTCCTACTCATTGCCAAGATTCTCCAGACGGCACGGCAGTTTAGCCAGCATGACAAGCTGTTTTTTCCGTGTCAGTTGGATTTCAGGGGGCGTATGTATTACAGCAACGAGGTATTGCACCCACAAGGCAATGACCTTTCTCGCGGTCTGTTGGAGTTCACGCAGATAAGGCCCATTGAAACCGAGGATGATGCTCGCTGGCTTGCCATCAACGGAGCCAACAAGTTTGGCATTGATAAAGTCAACTTTGACTTGCGAGTAAAGTGGGTAAAAGACAACCAAGAAAAAATCTTAAACGTCCTTGACGATCCTATCGGGTTTGATTGGTGGACTCAGGCCGACAAGCCTTGGCAATTCCTTGCGTGGTGCTTTGACTACGCTCGCTATATCCAAGAGGGATATGGTTACCTGTCTCGTCTTCCGTGCAGTCTTGATGGAACAAACAACGGATTGCAAATCCTGTCTCTGCTTACCGGAGATAGGAAAACAGCAGAGCTTACCAACGTGCTTCCTAGTGATGATCCTCAAGACGTTTACGAAGTGGTAAGAAAGCGGGTGATAGAGCTTTTGTTGGTGGATGGAGGTGACATGGCTGTTCGTTTGCTTCAATCCAATATGGTGCGTAGGGAGGTAATTAAAGTTCCGGTGATGGCATTACCCTACGGAATCAAACCACACGGAGCAATGGAAGCTGTGGATGCTGCGTTTAGAAAGATCAGCTTTAACGAACCTGATACGTTCAACGAGCTTCCGGAAAACATGAGACGAGACGCTGCTTTGTATCTCACCAAAGTCATACGTGAAGCGATTGGTCAGCTTCTTACCGAGCCTATTGCGTGCATGAACTGGCTCAAAGACGTAAGCCGTGTTGTTGCGGAATCCGGACAGCCTGTGAAGTGGATAACCCCTAGCGGTTTTCCTGTCTGTGCCGCTTACATCAAGACACGAGAAATCACCGTATCAACGCGACTTGATGCAACACTCATCGACAACCGTTGCGTAGTGGAGGAAACGAAGCAGATCAATGACAAAGCAATCATCCGCGCCATCAGTGCCAACTTTGTTCACAGCTTGGATGCCAGCATTGCTCACCTCGTTTGCTGCAAAGCCAAACAATCAGCAATTCATTTTGCCATTGTTCACGATTGTTTTGTTGCCCATGCGTCTGACTTGGCACGCCTTGCAGAGATTGTAAAGTCTACTTACGTGTCGGTATTCTCTGAAAATCAACTACTTACGTTCTACAAGCAGCTTGTGTGCCAAAACCCAAAAGTTGCTGAAAATAAATTTTTCAAAATAGGGGAAATCCCCATTGACAAAATCAAATCATCTGAATACTTTCTCTCCTAAGTCAACGGTGAGTTGGCTCCCACAAAATGAATAATAAACCTAAGTTCCTTCGTCTCGTCAGCCCAAAAGGGGTGGCTGTTTATCCGAGACTTAACACTCCCTCAACTAAGTTCAAAGAAGAGGGAGAGTATAGCGTCAAGCTTACTGTTCTTGCCAACGAAGCTGTTGGCTATCTTGAACAGATCAAGGCAGTGGCACGCGAGTTCTATAAAGAGCAGTGCAGTCTCCTTAAAAAAGAGAAGCTCAAAGTTCATGCGTTCCCTTGGGAAGAAGATGGTGATAAGGTCACCATTAAGTTCTCCAATGTTGCCAAGATCACTGCGAAAAACGGTCAGACTTATGACCTGAAGGTGGCGTTGCTGGATAGCAAAGGAAGCCCTACTACCGATCTTATCGGAGCGGGTTCCATCCTGAAAGTCGCGGCTGAAGTTAAGCCGTGGTATGTCCCTGCCCTTGGGGTCGGGGTTTCGCTCCGTCTTCGTGCGGTTCAAGTCATCGACTTGAAGGCTCCTTCGCAACTGGTTAGTGCTGAGCAGTTCGGTTTTAGCACCGAAGAGCAAGGTTACGTTTCCGGTGGCGAATCCTTTGACGATTCGGTGTTTGGCAAACCCACTGAACAAGAACCCTCAACAGGAGAACCTGTTTCCTCTGGTGAGGAGTTCTAGTCCGAAGTATCGCTCAAAGCTGGAAGGTGTAGTCGCTCGACAATTATCGGGTAGCACAGCCTTCCAATATGAGGGTATTAAGCTGGCCTACGAAGTCCAAGAAATGAGACATTATGTTCCGGACTTCATACTTCCAAATGGGATCTATATCGAAGTAAAGGGCTACCTAAGATCAGAAGACAGAAAAAAGATGATCTTAGTTAAAAAGCAACACCCTGATATTGACTTGCGACTCATCTTCCAGCGAGCGAGCAATCGGATTTACAAAAAATCGAAAACAACATACGCAGATTGGGCAAGAAAACATGGATTCATTTACTCAGATAACGGACGAGTCCCTAGAGAATGGCTCGTCAGCCTTAGTTAGTCACGGCCCTTGCTTGTCCTGCGGGTCAAGTGATGCCAACGCTCTTTACACGGACGGACACGAGTTTTGTTTCTCGTGCAAGGCTTATAAGCACGGAGACAGTAGTATTCAATACACAAAAATGACAAACGACACGCAACAGTTCGGTTTTACTCCTGTCGCTGGAGAGGTTAAGCCTCTTACTAAGCGTCAAATCAACGAGGATACGGCTCGTAAATGGGATTATCAGGTAGGGTTGTATAACAATCAGCCTGTTCAGATCGCTAATTACCGGAATATGCAGGGGCAGATTGTTGCCCAAAAGCTACGGTTTCCTAACAAGGAGTTTATAATCAAGGGGGATGCTTCCAAGATGGGTCTTTACGGCCAGCACTTGTGGCGTGACGGAGGAAAGATGCTCGTGGTCACTGAAGGCGAGATTGATGCTCTTAGCGTCAGTCAAGTTCAGCAGAATAAGTGGCCTGTTGTTTCTGTTCCTAACGGAGCACAGGGAGCACTTAAAGCCATCAAGCAGAATATTGAATACATTGACCAGTTTGAAACTGTTGTCTTTATGTTCGACAATGACGAGCACGGTATCAGAGCAGCCAAGGAGTGTGCTTCCATCCTGAAGCCTAATCGTGCGCGTATTGCTACGCTGGAGTCGAAAGATGCAAACGACCTTCTTACCTCTGGAAACGGAGCCAGCATTATTGACGCTATCTGGAAAGCCAAAAGCTTCCGTCCGGATGGCATCGTAGATGCGGCACAAATGTGGGATGCACTGGTTAACGCCCCAAAGATGGAGTCTATTCCCTATCCTTGGATCGGTCTGAATGACATGACACGAGGGATACGTAAGGGGGAGCTTGTCACGCTTACCGCTGGTTCTGGTATCGGAAAGAGCCAGATTTGCCGTGAGATTGCTCACTGGTTGGTTCAGTCCGGTCAGGCTGTAGGTTACATTGCCTTGGAAGAAAGTGTCCGTAGGACGGTTTTGGGGATGCTAGGGATTCACCTCAATAAGCCCCTGCACCTTGAAATGTCGGTGTCTGATGACCAGCTTAAAGAAGCTTTTGATGAGGTTATCGGTAGCGGTAATTTCTTCACCTATGACCATTTCGGTTCTATTGAGTCCACTAACTTGCTCAATCGTATTCGATACATGGTTCACGGATGCGGGTGTAACTGGATTATACTTGATCACCTTAGTATTGTTGTAAGTGCTTTTGGTGAGGGGGATGAACGTAGGTTGATTGATTCTGTAATGACCAAGCTTCGCTCACTGGTCGAAGAGTTGAAGATAGGGGTTATTCTCGTCAGCCATCTCAAGCGTCCCGATGGTCGCGGCCACGAAGAAGGGGCAGCTACTTCTCTA